GCGAACAGCGCCGGGCTCGCTCGGTGAGCTCTGCGTCTCCTATCTGCAATCGCCGACATATCTGCGCTTGGGCAAGAGCTCGCGCAGCCGAGAGGCAAATGAGATCAAACGCCTGCGCGCAGCCTATGGGTCCAACCCTGTCGCGCCGATCGAGCGGCGGCACATCATCGCGATGATGGGTGTGCGCCACGCGACGCCAGCATCCGCGAACCACCTGCTGCGCCAATGGCGCAAGCTGCTCAAGCACGCGATGGACATAGGCATGCGCCAAGACAATCCCGCGCGCGAAGTTGAATTTTATACCACCTCGCCCGATGGGCTCCACACATGGTCCGAAGGCGAGATCCGCAAATTCTTCGCAAAGCATGAGCCCGGCACGACAGCGCACGTTGCGGTCTCGCTGATGCTCCACACCGGCGCAGCAAGGGTCGATGCGGTGCGGCTCGGCTGGGCGAACATCAGAGGGTCGCGCCTCGTTTACAGGCGACGCAAAACCGAAACCAAAACCGACATCGTGGTCGACATCCCAATCCACCCTGAGCTCGGTGCGGTTCTGGCTACGCTCCCACGCGACCGCGCGACCTTCCTCGGGGTTGCCAGCGGCAAGGAGCGCAGCTCGAACGGACTCGGAAATGCGATGCGCAAATGGTGCGATCGGGCTGCGCTTCCAGAATGCACCGCCCATGGGCTGCGCAAGGCGATCGCACGCAGGCTCGCCGAAGCCGGCGCGTCGCCGCATGAGATCATGGCGGTCACCGGACACAGCACGCTCAAGGAGGTCGAGAGATACTCGCGAGCCGCTGGGCGCGCCGGGCTGGCCGATCGAGCTGCTGAGCGACTCACCGAAGCGGCCGCCAAAATCACCAATCTGGCAGACCGAGCGAAGGCTCGAGGTGCCGAGTGACGTGGCTAACCTTCAAAAAGGTTCGCCAAAGCGCCCCGCAAGTCACTGAAAAGAAACGTCTTTTTTTAGGGGTGGTGGGCGGGGTCGGAGCGCAACATTTGAGCGTTATCAACGCTTTGCCATGGCTAACCGCCTGCAGATGTCCGCACAGAGCGTCAGGACCTTTCATGCGTCTGGCTAACCCATTTTCGACCGATCGACTCACGAAGGTCGGAACCAAGCAATCATCCAGCGAAGGGATCCAGCCATGGCCGGCAGCGTGAACAAGGCGATCATCCTCGGGAACCTCGGACGGGATCCGGAGGTCCGCACATTCCAGAATGGCGGAAGGGTCTGCTCGCTGAGCATCGCCACCTCGGAGACGTGGAAGGACAAGGCGACGGGCACGCGTCGAGAGCGCACCGAATGGCATCGAGTGCTGGTCTCAAGCGATGCGCTGGTCCAGCTCTGCGAGCGCTACATGAAGAAGGGATCGAAGGTCTACATCGAGGGCCAGATGGAGACGCGAAAATGGCAGGACAAGAGCGGTGCCGAACGGTTCACGACCGAGGTGACGGTGCGGCCGTTCCGCGGGTCCATCACCCTGCTCGACAGCCGCAATGAAAGCGACCAGGACGGCGGTGGGCGCGACGATCGAAGCGGTGGCGGCGCGAGGTCGGGCGGAGGCTTCGACGGCCCTGGCGCCCCGCTAGGTGGCGCGGCCGGCGCAGGCGACGGCGGGCCCGAGTTTGACGATGATATGCCGTTTTGATTTGGGGCGTCTCTGCTTCATTTTCGACCCTACAAGTTGGGCAAGAAAATCGGCAAGGCCCTGCTTCAGCTTCGCTTGATGCTCAGGCCACGATCACTCAGGAGGCAAAATGGCCCTCGAGATAGGAACAGACGTGCCATGGAATGCAGCGTGGTCTGGCGAGGAGTCCTATGAGGTCAGGCCCTGCCGGCATGTTTCCGGCCGCCTTGCGCTCTGGTCGCCGCATAGGCCCGGAGCCGGCCGTCCGATCTTCGCGCGGCCGCACATGGTGCGACAGCGGCGCAGCATTGCCGAGATGCGCTGCACGGTCTGCGGAGAGGTCACGATCGAATCCGCGCGCTGGTGGTTTCCGAGAGGCGACTGGATAGGCGAGTATTGGATGAGCACCGAAGGCCCGGTCCATTCCGGCTGCGCAGAGCTGGCGCTGCATACCTGTCCGACGCTGCGAAAAACAGCAAAGCCGCCGATCCGATTCCCAAGCGGCGCGAGAGCGATCCTCGCACTGGTGGGCGGAGCGGCGACCGAAAGGGATTTGGGCATCAAGGTGCTGGGCCGGCGGATCGTCGGGCACCTAAAGCTCGGGTGGCGCAAACCAGAATTTCTGACGGCCGATTGAGCCGTGCCAGCTTGCCCGCTTCATTTTTTCGCCCTCATATGAGGGAGAGAAAATGAAGCGGGCCGCCCCATCAGCCGGGCTGCTAGACGCCGGCGAATTCCTGAACTTCGCGCAGCTTGCCCTCGATGAATTCCAAGCTGCCCACGTCTGCCCAATTGACCGAGCCCGGAGCCTTGGCAAAGTGATTTTCGCTGAGCGCCTGCAGCTGCGCGATCATGGCGTCGATCTGAGCCTTCTTCGCGACGAAGGCGGTCAGGGCTGCGTCGTTTGATTTGGGCGCGGTGTTGGTCTTCATGGCCGTTTTCCTTCATCCAGGCTGCGTCGTTTGCCTGCAATTAGAATACCTCCACTAGCGCCGGTATTCAACGAATAAGCGAGCAATAACATTGCTTTAACACAATGATGCGATGCGATGGAAGCGGATCAATTCGGCTGCTCAGCCGAGACCGAACACCGATAACCCGACGCATCGATCGCATGGGTGACGCTGGTCACCAGCCACTCGCGGTCCACGCCAGGGCGGAACCCCTCCAACAGCAGGCGCGACTCCGCGACCAAGTCTGGGTCTCCGGGCAGGGAGATCGACAGCTTCAGGCCCTCGCGAGCGGAGCGATCGACCTCGCCCTGCGCCGCGCTGGTCGCGGCCTCCCTCGTCGGATAGCTGCGGCGCAAGCGCTTGGTTTGAGATCCCGAAGCCAATATCTCATCGCCGCGCGCGCCGGCGCCCGCGATCGAGTTGTCAGATGCGTCGACGGTAACCTCCTGCGGGCCGCCCGCGACGGGATCCTGATATGTCGCCACGACCTTATCCACCAGCGGGCGCTGGCGCCCGGACATGCTCCAGCGGGTCACGTCGCCCGGCGCCAGCTTGATCAGCGGCATGGGCGCGCCCGACAGCGTCAGGCTCTCGCCGCGCGCCACGAAGATCAGGCGCCCGCCGCCGGGCTTGCACAGCGCGTCATGGTCCAGCGCGACGCGGGTCAACAGGCTGATGTCGCTCTCGTCCAGCTGGTCGAGGTGCGCCAGCGCGATGTCGCGCAGGCTTGCGGCGACAGCCGGCGCGAGCCCATTCTCACGCGCGATCGTGGCGACCAGCGCGCCGATGGTCGTGCCCAGCGCCCAGCTGCGGCTGCGCTGCGCCGTCAGCGCGGAACGGCCCCCGGCGCTGGCGCCGCTGGTGCTGGCCGCCGCACGAAGCCGAAGCCGGTCAGGCGGGCCCTCGGCCGACACCTCATCGAGCACGAACAGCCCCATCTCGCGCATGCGGCCGTCATAGCCCAGCGCGACGGAAATCTCCGCGCCGGCCGAAGGCATCTCGAGACGCGCTGCCGGCAGGTGGTCGGAGAGGATCAGATCCACCACGTCCGATTTCAGCCCAGCCTCATCGGTCAAGGTCAGAGAGATCAGCCGCGGCTCGATGACGGCCGTCACATCCTCGCCGTTGACCGTCACGCGCAGCAGCGGCCGCCATAGCTTCACGACCATAGCCGCACGCTCGCTGTGGCAGCCCTCTGAGGCGCGTCGGGGATCAGCAGGCGCATGCCCTCGGGCAGCTCGGGTCCGCGGTCAGCGAGCCCAGGGTTGGCCTCGAGGATGGCCTCGACCACGCCAGCGTCCTGCCGCCCATAGATGCGCCAGGCGATCAGGTCCGCGGTGTCGCCTTCCTTGGTCCGATAATAGGTCACCCCTGCGCCCCCTCGTCAAATTTGCGCAGGCGCAGGCTGAACTCCACGCGGCGAGGTAGGCCGCGCGCGGCGAACACGGCCTGCCCCTCCCGAACCGAGAGAATGACCCATCGGCCCAGCACGGCGCCGGTGCCTGAGACCATCGTCAGCGGATCGCCCGCCGCCGCGACAGAACGCAGCGCATCG